TTCCGCCTCGTCCAGCTGTCGCCTTAAAAACTTATCCTTGATCTTCACAATCGTCTCACTCACGCTCTCAAAAAGAAAGTGCTTGCCTTTAGCTCCTGCAGGTTTCCACCACTTGAATGGTATCCCCGCGCTCGTCTCGCCGTTGATCCTGTTGTACCCAGCCAGTGGGATCCCGTTGATTGCCTGCTCTTCTGTCAGCACACTAGTGTGTATGTCTTTTGGTTGTACACACGAAAGTGCTGCCACAATAAGCTTATAGGCTCTCTGAATGTGGAATGGGTTCCAAGGTACAGTTGCTACGCTGTACTTCTTGGCACCCTCATTCAAGGGACTCCAATCTCTGTCGTCACGCAACTCCTCGCTGAGTCGCTGGTCTCCTTTAGTCAGAACACTAGGTTCTGTGACATGGGGGACTACCATGTCAAAGAGGGGGCTCTTCACTATATCACTCTTCGCTGTGATACGTTCTGGTCTCATCTTCATCGTCCTGTCGTACGCCAATCTACCCTCCGGTACAATCGTCGTTCCAATCATATCAGGGTCTTCCACGGTCATCTCCGAGTACAACACATCTCCCATCACTGGGTGGTGCATCATAACTCCGTCCTCCGCACACTGCATCGATTGGTAGTTTGGGTACGCTCTGTTCAATTGCTCAATCAACCACTCTCTAGTGATAATAGCTGAAGAGCCTCTCTCCTGGTCCTCAATACCTGCCACATGCATTCCACAGATCACTCCATCGAACCTCGTGTTCACAGCAACTAGTGCCGATCCACAAGATCCTGCTCTCGTTTGTGCTCTGTAATCCCAACGTGTGGGAAGGTATTCGTCCTCGTCTGTTTTAGTAGGGGTCACTCCGTAGTGCACCCCAGTTAACTCCATGTTCGCCATGATTACCTGTTTCCACATGCCTCCAGTCCGCTCTCTCGTCACAAGAGCCGCTGCAGTCGATTTTACTGACTGCACCGACTCTTCTGCCGAGAAGTGGTGAAGAATGTCCTTAAAAGAAGGAGCTGCTGCTCCTAATCTAACGACACATATGTCCTCAGATAACACTACGTTCCCTGGAGCCATCTCCTTGATGTCCGTTCCATAGACCAACTTGTGATCGTGGGTCTGTCCTCCGTTCATCACCTGCATCGGTACTACGTCCTCGTTTGTAAATCCGTAGAACAAATGTTTGGGCACCAACATTAACTTTCCCTTAATGCCGATCCCATTCATAATCCTACGAACTCCTCCTCGTGTCACTGTCACTGAGCACTGGTTCTTCTCTCCCAGCAATCTAGCCACGTCATCACTCCTAAAGTCACTCGATCCTTCTGCGCTCTGTTCCATTCTTGCCAATTTTATGGCTACTTTCTCCCTTGCTAGACGTTCAAACTCCAGGTAGGCCTCCTCCGTAGGGAAAGCCTGCCTGCGTCTGAGTTCGCTAACAAAGGCATCTATAGCCACATCAATGGTAGAACCTTGCATCCGCATTCTCGCTGCCTTCGTCACTCTCGCATTTCTCGTTCTGGAATCTCCTGACACCATTCCTTCTGCAAAGTACCGTGCTGCTCCTTCTACGTCTCCACAAGCCGCAATTGCTGAGGCTGCACAGGCCACTGCCACTGCATTCAACATCTGCGACTTTACAAAACCCGTAAAGGTCTTCTCAATGATCACATTCATCTCTTTCACTCCTGTACTTGTTGTTACTGTACAGTCCACTTCCGTGGCGCTCAACCACCGGTACGCTTTCCAGCCAATAAAGGCAAGTCCTGCTGCCGATAGTCCTGCAACCACCCATCCGAGTTTCCTATGTCCATGAGCTTCACACCAGTCAAGATACCTACCGAATCGGGATTTCTCCTCCTCCTCGAGTATCCTGTCTGTTCCTTCTTCTTCCATCACAATCAGTGCCATATCCGCCACAAGCGAATCATGCACAGTCTCCTCTGGTCGGTTCAATCGTTCTCCTCTCGCCACTGCCAAATCTGCTTCGTACATGGCATACGCTCGTTGTTGTCGGTCGTAAAGTTCTTGCTCTCGAATTCCCATTTCTCCTACTTGGGCATCCTGTCGTTCCAGTCTTTCTCTCCATAAGGTGTTCCTAGGGGGAACATGCTCATTGACCACATACTGGCTTCTTCCTGCTGCAATCTCCGTCTTCACAAAGTTCCAGGCATAGATCATCCTAATCCACATCGTTCCTTCTTCCTCTTCGTCGTAAGAAAATATGTGAATAGGTCTCTCTTGTGCCTCAGCGTTAATCTCCTCTCGTCTCCTCTCAATGTACAGTCTGTCCACTCGAACGTCTCCGCACACTAAGGCTCGACGAAAGGCAAACTTCGCTTTGCCACTCAACTCATCAAAGGTTCCCAGAAAGAACTCGCTCGTCAATCCTTCTTGTTCTTCCATGCAAAACGCGTCTCGCACTTCACTCTCCCAAGGGAATTTCCTCAAAGCCATTTCAAAGTTCCTGTTCTCACCTGGGGGGCAACAACAAACCGACAAGTCTCCACAAGGCCGGTGTCCTTCTTCCTGTTCTTCTTCGTCGCTGTCTTCACTGTCACTACTCTCTGGTATCCACCCTTGGAAAATGATCTCTCGTTCCAAAAGTTGCGCCATCTGCCGCTCTACTTCCAACTCGTCCTCTTCGCCAAGTGCTGTTGTTGCACCTACCGTCGCGTCGTCTCTTGCATAGAAGGCATTCATCGCTTTCACACACTTAGCCACCGCTTGGGTGTAAGTGAGATCTTTCGCCAAATACCTTCTCTCTCCTGCTGTCTTAGGGCACGGTTCCAAAAAGTTGTACGCATACCTGCTTATGTCATCTAAGCTCTTGGTGTCATCAGCCACAACCTCCATGAGGATGTTACGCCTACGCCAAAGAGCCTGGTCGTTCTTCACACACAAACTGGTAGGGTATTCCGAATTCGTCGTCGAAAACACTAGTCTGGT